GTCAATGCTAGCATTGCTCAGCTACTTAAGGCCCCCATAGGTTGACCAACACTATATCTAACGGAGTTAACTCCCGGAAGATCTTTGTTGGCTACTTCATATGGTCGGTCTATTAATAGATCCTGTCAGGCCATTGCCTGTTGATTCGTAAAGTTAAATACTTTTTGAATTAACGGTGTCTGGATACTGATAGGTAATCTATCTGTAGCTGAGGATAAATCCATAGAGTATAAAGATTTAAAACCTTTAAGTCTTTGTATAGAACTCAATTGGTCAAATGTTCCATCTATATCAGAATGTCCTTTCAAAATTTTGAATAGACATCTGTGGATGGGAAACATTACTAATTGTGTTCATGGATCTACCATAGCATATACCCTTACCTTACCTGCAGCTTCACTTTTGAAGCCTAATTTCCCAGTAAAACTCCCGCTTTTATAAAGCGAAGTCAGTGCTTTTGCCATTTCAAGGCAACCTGATAGAACATCGGGAAAACTATATAAATACAAATGAGTAATTATATTGTACATCCCTTTATTTTTAGTATGATCTGTCTTAGTTCAAGGAGCTGATAAAGCTCATAGAGTTCTAAGATTTTCAATCTGTGAGGGTGTCAAAGCCCCAGCAGATCTGATCATAACTATCGGGTTGGTACTCGAAAGAGAACCAAAACACTGTGGAGAGGATTTCAATATTGGGAATCATACAAACATTCCCTCTAATGAGATCTTCCTTACTGGACCTACAAATAATTTAACAAATGTAGGAATAAAAGAAATAATTTCTTTTATGATTAGGTCTTCCCCTGAATAAGGAGCAGTAATACTTTCCAAATTAGGTTTTGATTTAAAACTTAGGTCTCTATAAATAGAGGCCATAGTTAAAGAGAATCTTATATAAGACGCTCTTCTCAATCTAATTTGGTTTCTTACTGCTAAAGGAAAGATGCAAGGAATACCGGTCTTGTCTCTTTTAACTCTCGGATTAGTTGTTGGAATTTTATATCCACAAATAATTTGTTGAGTTAAAACAGATACTTGTTTTAAGTATAAAACAAGACCTTTAATTCCTTGTCGGTTCGCGATAGCGGAAAAGCTTCGTAAAATTGAAATTATCATATTTACGATGCTTTTGGAAGGTTTCCCATCAAAAGTAGGTAATAATCGAATGATTATTGCTACTAATGACCGACCAGAGTTTCTCCTGATCATGGCAACAATTGGATTAATTGTTACTCTAAAGGTTCTTGTTCCTTTTGTTATGATTTTATCATAACTATAAGGAATAAGATTAAATCTGAATAATCTTCTTATAAAGTTTGAATTTTTCATTCGTTATAGAAGACCGGTCGGAGATTAAATTAAGTGATTAACTCTTAATTTAAATCCACCGCTGCTTTTTCTGCAGTTTCAGATTACCTATCAATAGTTTTAAACTATTGACCGGGGATCACCCGTGGAGTTTCACAAATCCACTACGGTTTATTTTATTCACCGTAGCATTGTCTTCCTTGTCCTC